CTCCAATTCAATGCCAGAGCCTACCCTGCGATTGTCGCTCCTGATGGGCCGGTTCGGATCAAGGTCTGGGGCAACGACGAAACGGGCGAGAAGGCCAAGCGCGGCGAGCGCGTCAGCGACTGGATGGCGTTCAAGATTGCGCTGTTTGGCTGGGAAAGCCAGATTGACGCAATGCTCATGGCCCTGCCGGTGGTGGGAACGGTATTCCGCAAGGTCTGGCACGACGAGGTCGAGGGCCTATCAACGCGCAACTGCGTTCGTGTGGTGCTGGATAACCGCTGTGCCGATCTTAAGCACATGCCCCGGCTGTCCGAGGAGTTTGACCTTTACCCGCATGAGATCCGAGAACGGATTAGCGCAGGCAGGTTTATCGACTTCGACTTTATAGAGTTTTCTGGCGATGACAGCCAGAAGCCGCAGGAGTTCATCGAGCAGCTTTGCCGGTATGATCTGGATGGCGACGAGTACCCGGAGCCGTTGATTGTCACGCTGCACAAGCCAAGTTCAAAGGTTGTGCGGATCGAAGCCAACTTCCGCGAAGATGACATCCGGGCTGGCAATGCGAATGGCGAGCCTGAAATCATCAGCATCACGCCGCGCGACCACTACGAGGCTTATAGGTTCCTGCCGTCTTTCGATGGTACGTTCCTGGGCGTTGGTCTGGGCATGCTCCTTGGCAACATGTCCGAGCAAATCGACGGGATTATCAACCGCATTCTGGACGCGGCAACGCTCAACAGTCTGGGGGCCGGGTTTATCGGTGGCGGTCTGAACCTGAAGCAGACGAAAATCCGTATTGAGCCAGCAAAGTGGATGAATGTCCCAGAAGCTGGATCTGCAATTCGCGACTCAATGGTTCCGTTGACATTCCCGGAGCCTTCGCCGGTTCTGTTTCAAATGCTCGGCTTGCTGATTGAAGCAGGGCGTGAGGTTGCTTCGGTCAAGGACGTGCTGACCGGGGATATACAGGCGAACATTCAGCCGACAACGCTTTTGGCGATGATCGACCAGGGCGAGAAGGTTTTCACGGCAGCGTATCGCAGGATCTACCGCTCGCTGCGCAACGAATTCTACATGATGGCCAAGATCGAAGAGGCCACTGTAACGGACGAAGAATACCAGATGCTGCACGATGAGCAGGTATCTGTGAAATCTGATTTCAAGCTGGGCGCTTTGGACATCATGCCGGTTGCGGACCCACGCGAGGTCACGAGCACACAGCGCATGGGTAAGGCGCAACTCATCATGCAATTGGCCCAAGGGGGCCTGATTGACCAGACAGCGGCCACACGGCGCGTTCTGGAAGTCTCAGGCATAACTGACATTGAAGAACTAATGCCGCAGCCAGATCCGCAACAGCAGGCCATGGCAATGCGTGAGCAAGCAATTGCGAAGGCCCTGCAGATGGCGATGGCCGAAGCGGAGCTTGAAGGCAAGCAGATCGAGAACGCCAAGACAGCATCAGAGATTGAGGAAAACCGCGCATCCGCTGTGTTGGACATGGCGCGCGCAGAGGAAGAGGCAGGAAGCAACAGGCTGGAATTGCTGTTGAGGGCAATCGAGGTCGATACAAAAGCGAGGCAGATAAGTGACGGACGAAGACCTGCAGGAATGGAGAACCAACCCGGTAACGGAATGGCTCCTGAAATCCCTCAAGTCCCGGGCCAGCTACGAGAAGTCCCGGATCTTGGAGGAGCACTGGCAGACGGGCAAGGACAGCCCTGAGCGAGAGCAAGTAATCGCCATCGATAGGGTGGCGGATTTTATCGAGACAGCAACAGCAGAGGAAGTCGAAGCCAATGTGCGGGATTAACCCATTGGAATACAACGTCGTTGTGAAGCCACGCGATGTTGAGGAAGTCACCAAAGGCGGCGTCATTATCCTGAAAGATACCGCTGACAAGCAGCAACACGCAGAAGAACGCGGCACGATTGTTGCCATGTCTCCGCTTGCGTTCAACTATGATGAGTCGGCTCCGAAGCCCGAATTGGGCGCGACCGTTACGTTTGTTCGCTACAGCGGGACGACTGTCGAGGGCGAAGATGGCGTCGAATACCGCGTGATGAAGGACAAGGATATTCTGGCGGAGGTGGCAGCATGAGCACCGAACCCGAAGATATCCAGGAAATCGAGACTGCAGAAGTTGTCGAGCCTGCCCCAGAGCGCGACTACGACGCTGAGGCCCGCGAAATGGGCTGGGTGCCAAAAGATGAATTCCGGGGTCCGGATGATAACTGGCGTCCCGCTGATGAGTTCGTAAAGCGGGGGGAGGAAATCCTTCCCATCGTGAACGCGAAGAACCGTCGCTTGGAAGAGCGTCTTGAAAAGCAGGAGCGCGCGTTTGAAGAGCGGGCGCGCCGCCTTGAGGCGATGCAGCAAAAAGGACTGGAGCGCCAGAAAGCTCAGTTTGAGGCTGATCAAAAACGCATCGCTGAGCAAAAGCGTATCGCGGTGTCTGAAGCGGATTCTGAAACATACGACAGGCTGGACGCTGAGGAAAAGAGCCTTGCGCCGCCTGAAGTCGAGCCTGAACCGGCGCAGCAAACCAATTCGGATGCTGAGACTGAATTCGCAGGCAAGAATCCTTGGTACAACACGGACCCGCTGGCCCGAAGTCTTGCAATCGCTGAATCGCAGCGCGTTGCGGCAATCCCGGGGTCTACGGTTGAGCAGCAGTTGAAGGCTGCAGAGGACGCGGTGAAGCTGCGGTTCCCCGAGCACTTCCCAAAGCCTGTGCCGCCGCCCGGTGGTGGCGCGACACACAGAACGGCCACGCAGAAGCGAGGGAAGGGCGTCAACGACTTGCCACCAGAGGCAGTGTCAGCCGCCAAGAGCTTCATTGCGCAGGGCGTTTACAAAGACATGGCGGAATACGCCAAAGACTATTTCGAGGAAGCATGAAATGAGTGAGCAAAGATCGAGAGCGCCACGGAACGAGGCGGAAGGTAGTGCCCGTCGCCGCCGTGAGAGTGACATGTCTGGGTTTCGAACCCGGCTGAGTGTCGGTGAGAGAGATCCAAACTACGAGTATCGTTGGATCAACGATGACAAATCGCGCGTCTCTGCGCTCACCAAGCAAGACGATTGGGACGTAGTCCAATCTGATGAGGAAGAAAGTCACACCGGGGCCTCAACGGTCACCCGGCAGGTTGGCACAAAAGCGAGTGGCGAGCCGTTAATGGCCTATCTCGTTCGCAAGCCCAAAAAGTATGCGGATGAAGACAGGGCCAAACGGCAGGCCGCTCTTGATGAACAGATGAGCGCAATCGGCCAGTCCAAGCGTGGCGATGCAATCCAGATGGGCGGTGGCCCAGGGTATGTCGCAACTGACACGCAATTGAAGGATGGCCGACGCTCCTAATCGAGAGGTCACAAGATGGCTTATGCAGATGCGCCATTCGGGTTTATCCCCGTGCGGCACAAAAACGGCTCGCCTTGGAATGGCGCGCTGGAGCTTGGCTGGGTGGATTCGTCCGACAGCACGGCAATTTTCCCCGGCGATCCTGTCATTGTTGACGGGACCGCGAACACGGCTGAAGTGGAGGCTCTTGGCCACGGCAAGAAAGCCCCAGGCATGGTCAAAGGTTACACGCGCGCAACGGCTGGGACGGGCAACCGTATCTCAGGGGTGTGCGTTGCTGTAGCCGCTTCGGATCGTGACAGCACGACCTACCGTGCAGCCAGTACCGAACGCTTGATTATGGTTTGCACCGATCCTTCGGCTGTTTTCCGCGTTCAGGCTGATGCGGCTGTTGCTGTGGCGGATGTTGGCCGAAACACCAACATTCTGTTCGATACGGCAGGCAGCACTTCAACGGGCCGTTCTGGTGCCGAGGTTGATGCAACCACGGCGGCTGGTGCGACCAACCAGTGCGTCATCGAGGGTTTCTGGGATGATCCAGAGAACGAACCCAACGCTGTCGGAAACCAGGTGCTGGTTAGCTTCGGTCTGCATACGCAGTCGGTCGCTGGCGGCATTGTTGGCGTGTAAGGGAGGGCTGACCAATGGCTACTATTACCTCGGGCAACCACCCGAAAGCGCACTGGCCCGGAATCAAGAAGTGGTTCGGGATGAAGTACAACGAGAAGCCCTTGCAGTGTTCGATGGTTTTCGACATGCAGACTTCCGACAAGTCCTATGAGGAAATGGTTGAGGCCACGTCCTTCGGGCTTGCTCCATCCAAGGGCGAAGGCGCGTCGATCACGTATGACGACCATGCCCAGACCAATGTGGCGAAGTTCGTCCACGCAGTCTACGGCCTCGGCTACAAGGTCACGCGTGAAGAGGGCGAGGACAACAAGTACGCCGAGTTGTCCCGTGCTCGTTCGGCTTCCCTGTCGTTCTCCATGCGGCAGACCAAGGAAACCGTTCATGCGAACATCTTCAACCGCGCCTTCAACGCAAGTTATACAGGCGGTGACGGCAAAGAGCTTTTGGCGACTGACCACCCGACACGTACGGGCGATCAGTCAAACGAGCTTGCGGTTGCGGCGGACCTTTCCGAAGCGTCGATTGAAGATCTGTTGATCCAAGTCCGCAATGCGAAAAACTCGCGCGGACTGAAGATCAACCTGATTGGAAAGAAGCTGATCGTTCACCCGAATGACATGTTCGAGGCCAAGCGCATTCTTGGCTCGGCATTGCGCTCCGGGACCGATCAAAACGACCTGAACGCTCTGCGTGATATGGGTATGCTTCCTGAAGGCGTGATGGTCTACGACTATCTGACTGATACGGATGCGTTCTTCATTCAGACAGATGCGCCAGCAGGTCTGACCGGGTTCACCCGCCGCGCCATCGATCTGACGGACGACAACGACTTCGACACAGAGAACATGTGTGCGAAGGCGACTGAGCGTTATTCGATGGGCTGGGGCGACTGGCGCTGCCTCTACGGGTCTCCAGGCGCAGCCTAATGGGCTATGGAAAAGGTAGTGGGGGGCGTGCTTCCCACTACACCCGAGGCGCGTGGAAGGTCACATGTGACCGCTGCGGCCACGACTTCAAATCAACTCAGCTTCGCCTTGAGTGGACCGGGTTGCGTGTGTGCTCCGGGGCAGGATCAAATGATTGCTGGGAAGAACGCCACCCCCAAGATTTTGTGCGCGGCAAGCCTGACAGGCAGTCGCCACCATGGACGCGCGCCGCTCCGGCTGACGTGTTCATTTCCGATGTTGGCGAAGTGTCCGAGGACGATCTATGACAACGAACGTCACGTATACCGCACAGGAATTCTGCACAGAGGCTCTGCGCGAATGTGGCGTTGTTGGCATCCGCCGAGCGGCGACAGCAGCCGAAGAGGCTGTCGCGATCAAGCGTCTGAACATGATGCTGAAGGCCTGGCAGAACACTGCAATCACAGTCTGGAAACAGGCAAGCGGCAGCATCACTGTGACGGACGCCACGGCGTCCTATCCGATTACATCTCGGCCGCTTCGGCTTGAAACCGTCAATCGCAAAGACGGGAATGAAACATGGCTTACTCGCATGACGCGACAGGGCTACAACGAGTTGCCAGACAAGACTTCAGCCGGGACATCTTCATCCTTTTACTACCATCGTGAGCGAGATCAGGGCGTTCTGCACGTCTGGCCGGTGCCAGCGACAGGATCTGGAACCCTTGAGTGGTCAGGAACGACTGAGGTCGAAGACATCATAAAGGGTAGTGATGTCGTGGACATTCCGAGCGAATGGTACGAGGCAGCGCACTATGGGCTGGCCTATCGCCTTCTGGGGGCCTTCCCAAGCATCACTGAGAAGCGCGCTCAGTTCGTGACGCTCAATGCGCAACGATCAATGGATGAGGCCAAAGGGAATGACGCTGAGGATTCGGTTACGTTCTCGGTGGGCTACTGATGACGCCGCTGGTTTTTGCCGCGGCCAGTCAGGTAGATGAAAGCCTGCGAGGGAAGGAAACGTCTCGCTTGCTGAACATGTATCCAGAGCGAGGTGGCAAAGGGCCGGTGACGCTTCGAAGCGTGCCAGGGCTATTGGAGACTACCGCCTTGGGGGGCGGACGTGTTCGCGAAATGATCAGCGGGGCTGATGGAATTTACGCAGCTATCGGCGGGTCTTTCGTGCGTTGGGATGGGGCAACAACGACCGTTTTGGGTAGCCTGCCGGATGGCGTGACTACAATGGCGCGGAACGCCACGCAGATTGCGGTCACATCGGGCGGAAAATACTTCGTCTGGGACGGCGCTACGTTTTCCCAGATACCAGGGCAAGCCTTCTTGAATATCGGCTCGGTTGACTACCTGAACAGCTTTTTCGTCCTCACGCAAAATGACGGCGAAGCCTACCAATACTCTGCAGCGGGCGATGCAACATCTCTTGCGGCGCTGGATTTCGCAAGTGCAGAGACAAAGCCAGATAAGTTACGCCGCGTGGTTGCGGTCAATGGCGTTCTCTGGTTCCTCGGTGAGGACTCGGTAGAACCATGGCAGAACACCACGAACGCGGATCTTCCGTTCACCCGGCTGCAGTCGTCGGTTCTGGAAAAGGGGCTAAGGTCAACAGCAGAGCTAACCCGTCTCGATAACACATTCATGTGGGTCTCGAATGAGGGTCGAGCATACCGGCAACAGCAATTCCAGGCAGTGAACATCGGAACAGACGCGGTAGCAGCGTCACTGGATGCCCATACCGATGTGACCGCTTTCGCCTATCAGGCAAGCAATCACGACTTCTTTGTGCTGCGCTTCGGGGATCGCCCCGCTTGGGTTTATGATCCATCGACGCAAGCATGGAGTGAGCGCTCAACCGGGCCAACGCATCAGCCATGGGAAGTTACAGCAACCGTCCACCACAATGGCGTCTGGTATGCTGGAACAGAGACCGGCAAATTGTGCACGTTCTCAGGGTATCAGGATCGCGGCCAGCCCCTTCGTAGGGAGGCTCAGAGCGATAACCTGTTCATGGCTGGCGAGCGTTTCTCGGTTGATAAGATTGACGTCCAGACTGAAGGCGCTGGCAACGTAATGTCGAAGATATCAGGGGATGGTGGGCGCACCTTCGAAGGCGAAGAAATCGACCCGTTCGGCGGCTCATACGGGGCATTGCTGCAGTATCATAGCCTTGGTCAGTTCGAACAGTTCAGCCTGAATCTCGCATGTACGGACGATACTGAATTCGCAATTCATGCAGCGTCATTGGAGGCCGCATGACCGTAACGATTTCGCCATTCGATACAGGCATTCCTGCAGGCCACACCGTTGGCAGTGTGGTATTTCTGTCACTCGATATGGTTGATCGTCTGAACGGCTTTGCCACGCGAACAGGCGGGTTGACAGGCGACTTTACGGTTACGGCAGCGCAAGTTTCAGGCGGAATATTTGCGAGTGATTTGATTTCAGAGGAGAGCATTACCCAGCATCAAGGTGCTCTTTCGATTGCGACCAGTCAGCTAACTGGGGCGCTGGAGAATGCCCAGGTATCAGCAGGAAATGTCACCCAACACCAAGCCTCTCTTTCTATCGGAGCATCGCAGACAACAGCGGGCGAATTCGCGGACGCCAGGATATCGGAAAGCAGCGTCACCCAGCATGCTCTTCCCAAGCCTTCTGTAAATCCTCAGACGGGAACAGCTTACACACTGGTTACTGGTGATGCCTTCGACACTGTGACGATGGACAATGCAATGCCGAATACAGTCACGATCCCCGCTGGAATCACTGGCCATGTCGATATTTGGCAAATCGGTGTCGGTGCAACAACTGTGGAGGGCGACACAGGCGTGACCGTAAACGGCTCCGATGGCGGGACCGATGTTATTGGCGCGCAGTTTACTCACGTTCGAGCGCAGAATATTGCCGCCAACACGTGGGTTGTTGGATGACGCGTCAAGCTGTCGAGGCTGACATTCCGTGGATGGTCGAGAGCGCCCGCGAAAAACACGCATGGACGGGGCTTGGCGAGTT